GATCGGCTAAAATTACGAGCTGGCAATGAAGAGCGGATACAAGACGTTGAGGATATGATCAACGACGCAATATCAGTCGCACAGCGAACTTCTACCAAAACAATGAATCACAAGTGGGAGCAATCGCGAGTCGCTGTTTCACAGTTCCAAAATTGGATGCGAACTGGTAAATTCATCGTTGTTCCGATGCCGTCTTCATCACCAACTCCTCAACTGGTTGCAGCGGCGATTTCAAAACTGTCAGGAGCTCAAATTGTTGACGCATTTAAGAAGAATCCATATCCGTCACTTTCACGCCACTTGGTAAGGAATCAAAGAGGTGTCGCATATGATTTTGCTGCGGAGAAGGCAAAATATAATGCGTTAGTTGCCCAAGTTGATGCAGCAGCCGAACGAGACGACGTTGATGCATGGGAAAAGCTTGAAACTCAACGCATTGCTGCTGAAAAAGCATTGAAAACATATTCACGCAAGAAACAAATGGATGCTCCTCAATCCTTATATGGAAGGGCATACTATAACACAATCCAAATGAGTGATAATCCTAACTCATCGGCGCTACGAGATGCGTACGTAATGATTGTTGATGATAACATTGTGACAGGCCATTCAATTGCGGATGCTATCAAACAATTGATTCTTAGTGGAATTCGACCTAAGGATATTATTGGATTTGCCCCTCACCAGTTTACCTAAGTTCCCCCTGGCAGTGTTGCAGTAAATACGGGTGAATTGTCATAACATAGGGAGACATATGAGATACAAAACCGTCTATGCAAAGCCTCGTCAGCATGATGAAGAAGAAGACCAAGATGACCTCAAATTTCCTTTTGGAGAGCTGGAAAAGAAACCGTACAAGCAGTTTGATCAAGTATTTTCTGCACAACATACACATTTTTATCTGAGCAAAGCGATTGGTGAACCAGAAGGTTACACCGACATGATTCACAAGATCACAACAGCAAGTTCAGCAGATGTGATCTTTATCCACCTTAACACCCCTGGTGGACAGTTGGATACCGGTGTGCAACTAATCAACGCTATGACCAATTCAGCTGCAAAGATTGTTACGGTGTTGGAAAGTATGGCACACTCACTGGGAACGCTAATCTTCCTGTCGGGAGACGAGATGGTAGTGAATGAGCACTGTGTCATGATGTTCCACAACTTCAACGGTGGACTGATTGGTAAAGGCAATGAAATGGTGTCTGAACTTGAAGCAACAGTGAAATGGTTTCAGGCGCTTGCAGAGGACATCTATATCCCATTCTTGTCACAAGATGAATTCAACCGAATTGTCAAGGGTGAAGATATGTGGATGCAAACACCTGAGATTAAGGTTCGCCTTGAAAATATGGTTGCAATTATGTCCAAAAAAGAGGCAGCAGAAGACAAGCAGGAATTGATTGTCTCAACCAAAAAGGTGTTGGAAGATGCAACAAAGCTCTTGGCAAAATTAGACCCTCCACCAAAAGCACCAAAAGCACCAAAAGCACCAAACCCAAAGGGCTATCGTAAGGGTCCAGCTCGTGCAACAGACAAGTTGAAGAAAGCAGCAACTGATTGACCGTTATTAGGAAATGATGTAAGGTGGAAGCTATGGAATCTCCCACCCTACAACAAATCATTAGACAACACATCAATCTACCTTCTCGGTCAAATGGCCAGGGATTCTATGCTGTGTTGTGTAAGGTCTGTGGGGATCACGGTAAAAAGGGTAAAAGAGCTGGCTTCAAATTTACCGGTGAGACTGTTGGATACAATTGCTTCAACTGTGGGCTTGGCGCTGGATACGACCCCACGAAGCATGAAACAATGCCACATGATATGGTCTCAGTATTGGAAGCATTTGGGATTCCAGAGACGGATTGGCAAGCTGCTTTGTATCATGGTTTGGAACTGCGGGAAGCTGGTGGGATCCCGTCAAAAGCAGCATCTTACGTCAGCATTGAGCCAGCAGAGATTCATTTTCCGTCTTTCTTCTACAAGTTAACGGATGATCCAACTGATGACTTTGCACAATATGCAATTGAATACCTGGCAAGCCGTAAGGTAGATTGGAAGAAATATCCATTCTACTTGGTCGCCAAAGCCGACCATCCTGACAACAGTCGGTGGTACGGACGTCTAATCATTCCAACATATAAGGGTAACAAATTGGTGTTCTGGCAAGGTCGAGATTTAACCGACATGCACGTGAAGAAGTATTTGAGTCCAAATGTGGCGCGTGAGAGCATTCTAAACGGATACGAACAAATCGAACGTTATGTTGAAGATCCACTATATATTGTAGAGGGATGGTTTGATGCGTTTCATCTTGAAGGTGTGGCAGTATACGGTAATAAAATGACCCCTAATCAGGTTCGGTGGATTAACATGTCCACAAGACCAAAAGTGGTAATTCCGGATAAGTTCGGTGATGGTCATTTGTTAGCAAAGCAGGCGTTGGATCTTGGATGGGCTATCAGCACTCCTGATATTGGCTCGTGCAAGGATGTTAACGATGCAATACTGAAATACGGCGAGTTGTACACGAGAATGACAATCATCCAACATACCAGTAGTGATCGGTTCACCGCTGAAACTCAACTTGGAATTTATTGTGATTCTGGACCATCACGCGGCAAGGTTGCGCATAAAACATCACCTTCGGGCAAGAGGTAAGCAACCAGTTGTAGTTTCAGAACGAATAATCAAATATTGGTGGAGAATGTTGAATGTTGCGGTGTTTTATGGTAAACTACCTGAACCAAAGACAATAACATTAGTAAAACACCACACTACATATGCATGGGCACATCCCAGAAAATATGGAAATGTAAAAATTACCATTCAACCAACCCTTACTTCGCGTAGATTGTTGCTTTCCATCTTAGTTCATGAAATGGTGCACACTTGGGAACATCACAATGACCACCGTATGACGCATGGCAAAAACTTCTTCAAATGGATGCCAAGAATCAAGCGAACAACAGGGTTAAACTTATCAATTTCAATTGCTGACGATGAACACCTCCGTTAATCCTGATACTGATCCTACAAAGAACTTGCGGTCAGATTTATGGCCATCAATGACCATCAGCGAACTTGCAGTTCAACAAGAACTTGTGCTTGACAAGCTGTCGAGATTGCATGGATTTATTGGTCCAAATGCCACCAAATCAATGCTGAACATTTACGGAGCATTGCATACAGCGTTGCAGGATCTTAACTCTTTGATCGATAATAAGTCAAATCAAAAGTAACAAGGAATTTCATGGCAAAGGATAAGAAGTACACTGGCGCAGACATCCAGGCGCTATCAGATCGTGAACACGTACGGTTGCGTACGCAAATCTACCTCGGCAATATGCATCCTGTTGTATACGGGATTCCCCTGCTGACAGAAGATAAGTTTCAGATCAAGCAAGTAGAATTCATCCCAGCTGTGTACAAAGCTATTGGTGAAGTTGTTGATAACGCTCTTGATGAATTCTCACATCTGACCTCAAAGATCAAGCTATTGAAATTTGATGCCCGGCCGGATACTGGTTGGTATTCCGTTAGTGACAACGGCCGAGGCATCCCAATTGATATGCATGCTACTGGCAAGCGTACGCCGGAAGTTGCACTTGGTAGTTTGAAAGCTGGGCGCAACTTCACTGACGATAAGGAAGTAGGCGTAATCGGCCAAAACGGGGTTGGAGCAGCGTGTACGAATTACTGTTCAAGTGAATTTGATGTTACCATTCACCGTGACGGTAAGAAGTACTTCCAGCGGTTTGTTGATGGTGCAGATAAAGTATCCAATCCCAAGGTCAATCAAACCACAACGACAAACACAGGAACACAAATTACGTTCCAGCTTGATCCACTGGTGTTTAAGAATATCGCTCTCCCTGAGGAATTGATCCGCAATCGAGCAATCGAAATTGCAATGACAAACCCTGATGTTACCGTAGAATATAACGGTACACGTTATCGGTTTAAGAAGGGATTGATTGATCTTGTAGCGCAAATTGCTGGTGACAAGGTGTTCTATTGTTTCGAAATCAATGAACCAAATATCACTGGTGAAGTGTTTGTCGTTGTCAATGCACATGAAGGCATTGATGAGCAAATGTATACGTGGGTAAATAGCTCGCTGCTGTTTGACGGTGGTAAATGCAATACGCAGTTTTTCAACGCTCTATTTGACCGTGTTTACACGCATCTTGAAAAAGAAGCAAAGAAAACAAAGACGGAAGTCACCAGAAACGATGCTCGTCAAGGGTTGCTGGTCCTTGCAAACTTGAAAATCAAGAACCCCGAGTATGACAGTCAGGCAAAGACTCGGCTCACCGGCCCAGACCTCCGCAAAGAAATCACTGGCATGATTGATGCACAGTGGAAAATGTTTTCCAAGCGGACAGAACAATGGTTAGCTGATGTATTGGAACGTGCCAATGATCGGCATCACAAACAGGCAAACAAGAAGGCGATTGACGATCACGCAAAGAAACTAACGAAGCGTGTTGCTGGTTTGCTTGACGCTACAAACAAAGATCGTAGCTCGTGTCGGGTTCTGATCACCGAAGGTGAGTCTGCTCAAAGTCAAATTTGCGAAGTCCGTGATCCAGAAACAACTGCTGCGTACGCCCTAACAGGGAAAATCAACAACGTATACGGAACTACACCTGCCCAAGCATTGAAGATGGGGAAGATTACCGACTTGCTTTTGGCAATCGGTCTTACGCCAGGCAAACGAGCAATACGAAGCGATCTCAATTACGGACAGATCGTCGTTGCAACGGATGCTGACTATGACGGAGACGATATCTTTACGTTGTTGACCAACTTGTTCTTCCATTTTTGGCCTGAACTATTTGACAAGAAGTATCCACCGATCATTCTTCGTCTTGTTGCGCCGAACGTGTGCGTAGTGAAAGGAAAACAACGAATCCACTTTACACGACGTGCTGACTACGAGAAAGTCAAAGACAAGTACAAGGGCTACGAGGTTCGGTACTATAAGGGATTAGGTTCCATGGCTCCGGAAGATTGGGAAATGATCCTGTCAGGAAAGAGCGATACACTAATTCCAATCATTGACGACGGTCACATGCACGAAGTGCTTGAACTGTTGTTTGGAAACAATGCTGATGCGCGAAAAGCATGGCTAACTACATAACTAAACTCCTGGCCTGGTTAGCTGAATCATGGGAACTTATGGGCGAAGCTGCCCTGTGGACTCATTATTGGGTTAACGGGGAAGATCCTGATCTATGAAAATTACAAACGAAACACTACGCCTGAACTACTTGAAAGATTTGGGCAATCCTGACACGTTCCACGGACGTGACACACCAAAGGTTCGCAAGATTGACAACTGGAAAGCAATTACTCCGTACGTCAAGACAGTGGCAAAACCAATCAATCCATACACTCAAATGGTATGGGTGTGGAGTGATATTCACTTCGGACACAACAACATCATCAAGTATACTGCACCGCATCGGCCGTTTGCTGACAAGCACGAGATGAACTCTGCAATGATTGGAAACTATCACAGAATCGTGCACCCAAATGATATCTGCATTTGGGGTGGTGACATTGGATTTATGGGCGAGCATGAGATCAACGGAATTCTACGAAGCCTTCCAGGCCATAAGATTCAAATTGTTGGTAACCACGATATGCATCGCGACGGAACGTTGTACAACCTTGATTTTGATGAACGATACTTGTGTATGGTTGTTGATATTCGTGAGCCCGACGGGTACGAATATCAGTTGCATTTCACGCACTATCCAATGGATAGTGTTCCGTCAGGATGTGTTAACGTGCATGGACACATCCACCAAAATGTTGCTAACCCCTGGAATATCAACATTTGCGTTGAGCACACGGAATGTGCGCCTATTAACTTGCTTGAAGTGTGTGATCGTGCTCGTAACTATTTAGAGACCAAATAATGGCCAGAAAATCTGAATCATCTCCCTACATCAACGAACAACGACACGCCTACTCTTTGTATGTAATGCAGATGCGGGCATTACCCGCAGCAACAGATGGATTGAAGGCTGGCGGGCGCCGAGCTCTATGGACAGCCCGTGATGGAAAGAAGTACAAGAGTGCGACTCTTGCTGGTGCAACAATGCCGATCCACCCACATGCATCACCAGAAGGTGCAATTGATACACTTGCAGCTCCGTACGGAAATAACATCCCATTGTTCAAGGGAGATGGCGCTTTCGGCACGCTATTGAATCCTACTGCATATGGTGCAAGCCGGTATACCTCCGTAACTACGTCTACGTTCACTGATGACGTTGTGTTTCGTGACATTGAGATTGTGCCGATGACAGAAAACTATGACGGTACTTTGCAGGAACCTGTTCACTTTCTTCCACTGATTCCAGTTGCATTGCTAAACCCAGCAGAAGGGATTGCAGTTGGATTTGCTACAAACATTTTGCCTCGGGCTCTTGATGATCTCATCCTTGGACAGATTGCACATTTGAAAGGTGCGAAAACGATCTCTAACCCGATGCCAAAGTTCATGCCGCTAAACACTGTCGCATTTGCTACGGAAGAAACGGAAAGAGGGATTGCGTACTACTTCAATGGTGAGTTAACGATCAAGGACACGTCAACAGCGTTCATTGTCAAGCTACCGTACGGTCAAACACACACCAAAGTGATTGCAAAGCTCGATGATCTGATTGAGAGAGACGTTCTTGTTGATTACACCGATCGCTCAAAGAACATAATCAACATTGAGTTGAAGTTTCGGCGCGGCTACATCAAGTCAGTGAGCGAAGAAGACTTGCTTCGTACACTTGGGTTAACAGTTCGCCATATTGAGAACTTGAACATCCTGGATTTCACTGGTAAGGCTGTATGGAACACCACACCAGTGGAAATGATTCGAGCATTCACAACGTGGCGGTTGGGATGGTACGTGCAAAGATATGAACGGCTGCGTGATATCTTGAAACTCGATCTACAACGGTACTATGACATTCGGTGTGCAATTAAGAACAACGTCAGTGCCTTGGCTCGGAAGATTGAATCGCGCAGTGAGCTGAAAGAATGCTTGGCGGAGCTGAAAATTGTACACGTTGACTACATTGCTGATTTGCCAATCTATCGGTTCACGGAAGAAGAACGAGTCAAGAATGAACAACGGATCGTTGATGGTGAGGCACAACTCCAAGAGTACCTCGATATGCTGGCCTCCGAAGACAAGCGCAAGAAGGTATACATCAATGAATTGCAAGATGTATTAGGAAAATACATGAAGGGGATTTACGCGGCGTGATCCCAGGCGTAATAAATAACAGCTATGTCACAGGAGGTAGAATGACCAAGCACTATACGCATCACCAACACAATGTGATGCATGACATCGAGTGCATGTCAATAGAAGAGCTCGAACAACAGTACGACATTGAAGTCGATACTGATGGAACGGTTTGGGATCACTGCGAAGGTAAAGAGTTTCTTGACCTTCAAGCGTGGGGATTGTTTGTTGAGAAGCTGGAAGCAGAAGACGTCGATGAATATGAACCGATCATCAGAACCGGCAAGCGCCGGTCTGATGATGATTATTGACTGACAAAGTCAAACGCTGCGTAGAGACGAATAGGTTCGACAGCTGTGAAGCCTTCGTTCCTAATCAACGCATTGCTGTGGTACGGCCTCTTTCCCAGCTCACGGTCAAGCGACCACGTCAAGTGGTAAGTGCCACCATCAGGCCGAATGATATTGCCGCGAACGGCAATAACCCAAGCCTCCAACCCACGCTCAACGGCGTATCCAACCACCTCAAAGTCCCCCGTCGTTTGTTCGCCGTAAGGCACGTTGAACATACGAACTGCGGGGAATCGATGAGTGATATGATGTCCAATCCACGTGGGGAATTTTGGAGGGGCGAGAACGTTTAACAGCTCTCGACTCCCGTTGTCCAATACAAATGCTTCGTATCCGTTCATAGTCCAAGCTCCTTCAACTTTTCAATCGTTGATGCGGCACTTGTGTGGTATACACCAATGCCACCTGCGTCCACCCAAGGGGTGATTACTTTCATCCGGTCGTCGATCAAAATCGTCGTAGGTGTAGCGTACTTCGCCTTATCTTTTCCGTCACGAACGATCCGAGCACTGTTTGCGTGATCGTGTCCAAGGTGATGACGGATCCACGCCCGCTTTTCCTCTTTCGCACCGATAATATGGCCAGTCGCCGTGCAGATCACCTTCGGCGCGTCAATAGTTTTCAAATGATCCCACAGAACAAATGCGTCGTGCATCGGATCCATTGTCTCAAAGAATTTGTTGCCAGCCTTGACGTGCTTCTCGATTTCCTTCCAAAAAGTACGTTTGAGTAATTTATGGGCAGGATCACCAAGAGACGCTTCGGGATTGATACCACTGACCTCAATGGCTCGTGCCAGGAAGTTAACCATTACCCCGTCGAGGTCGACGTTGATTTCTGTAATTGTGATTTTTGTCATGCTAAAAGCTCCATATTCAATCAGTAAAGTATACCCCAAAAACAAGGCCCTGTCAAGCAGGGCCTTGTTTACGCAGGGGTTATCCGCATTTACTTGAACCACAATCTACACATTTCTGACATCCTTCGCTGTATATCACGCGAGAAGATCCACATGACTCACACGTTGATCCTTCAACTGGATCTCCGTCCTTAATGAACGTCGACAGATACTTGCGAATCTGGAACAAGAACGTTCCAGCAAATACATCCTGCACACGGTCAAGCGCAAGAACAATGTTCTTGATCAACACACCGTGACGCAAGCTCAAACTAATCATTCGAGCAATTTTTGATGCATTAGTGTCACCACTGATTTTCTCCATCGTTGCATCAATGTGACGTTGAGGAATACCCTTGTTAACTGCCAACTCCATCAGTTTTTCTACGGCGTCGCTGGTTGTCACACCTTTTTCATGGCTATTTGTGTGAACAAATAACGCAAACGGACGTGTTTGTTGTTCGTTCCACGTTGTTGTCAAGTACCACTTCTTGCCCTCGGCCCGCAGGGTTTTCAATGTTGCTGCCGAACTATCAGGGAGCTTAACGTCGTCAAGAATGATTTCCTCATCCATCGCCGTTGCATTCTTTTCGTCCTTGGCTGCAAGCACTGTTGTCATGGTACCTGAACGGTAAGTCGTCACACCCTTGACAAACCCCGAGTTATAGGAATCGAGGTAGATGTCGCTAAAATCTGCGAACGGATAGTCGTTTGGTACGTTGACCGTCTTGCTCATCGCGCTATCAACCCAACGCGCAAAGCCTGTCAAGTCACTGACGTGATCTTGCACAGACATACTAGTAGTCGTTGCCGCCCAGTCAGCCGAGGCATCCCATTCACCAATTCGCTTCATGAACCGAACACCGAAGTCCTCACACAATACTTCTTTTGTCAGACCACGGTTGGTGTCAATCTTGTATACTGTTCCATTGGCATCAGTACCGCGAAGAATCACCTCATCACCTTCCTTTGAGAACTTAAACATTTCTGTCTCGTACCACTCTCCCTCGTACCACTTTGGAGTCACACTGGCGATGTGATCAGGCATTACGTTGACAATTACTGTACGAACGTATTCATGCATAAACACAGGTTCAAGGCCGCCCGATACGACGTTGGCAAAGATGGATGTGTTGCCAGTAGGCTGGATCGATAGCAGCGAGCTGTTGCGAATACCAACCTTCCGCATCTTGTCGATTACTTGTGATGAGAGGCCGAGGTTTTGAACGAACAATCCATCAGCGTGCTTTTCTGGTTCGCAGACAGAGAACATACCCTTTTCTTCTGCCAGGTCAACTGAATATGCGTACGCTGTTTGAGCGATCGTTTGCATTAGCTTTTCACGCAATCCAGCTGCATCGTTAGACCCAAACTTCGTCTTCAACATATACAGCGCAGATCCCCAACCAAGAATGCCAACCCCGATCCGGCGCTTGTTCTTCATTGACCATTCATATTCAGGCAGAGGTGCTGATGACAGGTCGCTGACGTTATCGAGGAAACGAACAAGATATTGAGTGTATTTCTTAACCTTACGTAGATCAAATCCTGTACGGTCTTTGTTGATGAAGTGAACGAGGTTCAACGAACCTAAGTTGCAAACGTTACCTGGGGACAATGTTTGTTCTCCACAAGGATTCGTAGCGAAAATTGTTTCAGCGTAATTCAGTGGACCAAACTTGTTGGCGCGGTCCAAGAACAACACACCCGGCTCTGCACGGTTGTACGTTGATTCCATGATCAAATTCCACAACCATGATGCAGACACAGTGTTGAACACCTTGACAGGATGGCCGTTCGCCTCCCACTTCTTCATATCACCGTCCCACAGAGACTTGTATCCAGCAAATTGTGTGTCAGGGAAACGTAGTTCCCACTTATCCAGTTCATCAACTTGGCGCGTCAATTCTTCAAGCCGTTCTGGTGTAATAGTCCCACCTGGAACAACACAATCGTCAAGCAAAGCCTTTTGTTTCTTAACGCTAATCACCTTGCTCATAAAGTCATCCGTGCAGTTGACAGAGATGTTGAACTTCGTCAATCGACCGGGTTGCTGCTTTGCTGTAATGAACTCAATGATGTCTGGATGCCACACATCCATTACTCCCATCATTGCGCCCTTGCGAATCTTGCCCTTGGCCTTCTTGTTTAGCGACTTCTTTCCGGATCCAGCTGTAATGATTTCCGATGATTTGTCAAACATCTCCATGTACTTAACTGCACCGGGCGTCTCTACACCAATCCCGTGAATGAACGACCCACGTGGACGAATGTATGAGAAGTTCTCACCCCAGCCACCTTCTGATTTCAACGTTTGTGCTTGCTGGCGAAGCGTTTCCAAAATACCATCCAGTGAGTCAATGTCGTACTTCCCACGGGGTCCAACGTAGCAATTCATTAGAGTTGTACCACCCCAGCTGGTGCCAGCATTTGCGTAGATACGGCCACCAGATGTTGCCTTGAACTCACTCAACAGATCATAGAACTTTTCAGTCCATTCTTGTTGTAGTTCAGGTGTTGTTTCCATTGAAGCAGCGGCCGCTGCTACGCGAAACATTGTGTCATTTACGTTGTTATCAGTATGATCTTTGTATGTGGAAGCCCACACTTCTTCGGAGAAGCCGTCTTCAAACGGGGTAGTGTAGCGAGCTTTGATATCCTCTGTGGACGTGGACGTGGTGAGAGACATAGATATTGATTCCTGTTGTTGTTGTTGTTATTATTGAGGGAGCTGTGTCACAACGACACCCTTATCTTGCAAGTATTGAATCCCTTTTTCGTTTTTGAACGCATCGTTGTAATACACTTCACGTATTCCAAAATTGAAAATTAAGAAAGCACACTCAATGCAAGGCGCTGTTGTGACAAAAAGGACTGCACCATCGCCAGTTTCTGGCGATTGTTCTAATTTTCGTATAGCATTATCTTCCGCATGAATTACGGTATCAAACGTGTGGCCACTGGCATCCTCACACTGATTGTCAGCTCCTGACGGAGTGCCATTATAACCAATGGAAATAATCCGGTCATTTTTAACCACTACACACCCAACTTTACGCTTGTTGCAGTAGGATAAATCAGCATAAATTTGAGCAGCTCGCATGTGAGCTTTTGAGTGACGTTCTTTCATAGGCAGCTTATTTAGTATTGTTGTTTTCAAACCAACCCATCACCATAAAACGACGATATTCTGTGGTGATTTGATTATCCAAGCACTCGCCGTTAACCTCAACAGGTGATGCACGTTGACTTACTTTTTGTGTAGTATATACTTGATCAAGTTCGTACGCAGATGACGCCTGTCATCTTTTCAAAACCCTGTCATACAAAGGATAACTACCATGGCAGTTCCCGAAAAAGAAGTCCCCAAGGAAAAGGACGTTGGACAAATCGTTCGATACCTATCCGGTACGTTTAACCAGGCAACTGGTCAGCTTGAACGTGCTTTTCGCGGCAAGGGGCAAGGCCCAAATCTTGCCTACCGCCTGCAAACAGAGTTTGCATATCTGCTGAATGAGGTTACGCAAGGTCCTCGGTGTGTGTTGCAAAAGAACATCACCGCCTGCAACGAGTTCATTGATCAGGTCGTTCAAGATCTGAATCAACAAGCAGCAAACCGGCAGTCAGCGTAAGCACAAGGTCCTCAATGGTATAAATACCCAACACATTGTTGGGAAACTTATGCTAATTGAGGACCTAATTGGACGAAGCGTGGGCGTTGGCGTCCAAGAAGTTCAAGCCATAAAAACACATTGCTCGCAGTTCTTAACGGAATCTGCGAGATTGCCGTTGGTTAAAACACTTCCTACTACGTACTACAATTTCCACAAAGTCAAAATTCGATTGCAAAAGCGCAAGGATGAGGTATCAGATGTGTTTGAACGTGCGTTTGGAGAACAATTTTCAAACCTTCGACAGCGCGCAGTATTTGCTTACCCAAATCTACCTCCCGTTACAGAGGGGACAGATTTGTTTTACGTATTCCCTGTAAATGGATACAAATTTCTGTACAGCAAAGAGGTAACAAATTCAAGCAACGATTACAAACGAGTGATTGACACGCTGTTTGAACAGTTTGAAGACCCATCAACAGCGTCGGATATTGTTACTGATCTACTAAAATACACCTATTCCTCAACATTATTGCATGAGGGTATAGTTTCTGATTCAGAAATCATCCTGTATGGTATACCATTCTACTATGCAGTACGAACTTCTGCATGCCAAGACTACAACTCTCTGTTAGCAATGGCAAAATAACATAAATACAACAAAAGGAATACTATGGAACTCGCACTGTTTACAACTATTGGTGGTCACGAAGTTATCGGGAAGATTGTTGGAGAATTGTACGATGGTACGATCATCGTTCTGGAACATCCATTGGTTGTACGTCCAATTGAAAAGTCAAAGGGTCAATGGGCTCTCGATCTTTTCCCTCATAGCCTGTCAGATCCCGAAGGTGAACACAAGTTCTACACCAATGCGCTTGTTAGCCGGTCTGTTAAGGTTCCAGAAATGCTTGTTAAAGCGTATACAGAGCGCACATCAAGCATCATCCTTTCCTCCGCGTTGGATCAAATGGAACGAATGAAGTAATATGCCAAAAGTTGTAGTCAAAGGTGAGTCAGTATATAAGTGTAGCGTGTGCGCACGCAACATTCGTGTGCCAACAAACAAGCAGGGCCTTGATGTTTTATTGCGCTGCAACATTACCTACAACTGTCAAGGGAAACTGCGGCGCGTTACGCAGGCAAAGGAAATAAATCAAACCCCTGCATTTCCACCCGAGGTGCAGAACGTTGAAGATTGGTTTCAACGCAAGGTGTTGTACACACACGATCAACCCGTGCAGTCAACAACCTGGACAGTCAAACACAACTTAGCAAATCGTCCAAAACTTCACATTTTCGTATACCGAATTGTTGATGGTGTAAATGTGTTGGTAGACAGCACACCACTAACGGAAACAACAATTGACTTGAACACAGTACAGGTCACGTTTGCAACAGCAGAATCTGGGTTAGCACAGTGCATCGCACTTGCATCCCAAAATTCAACTAACCCCGAGTCAACACAGCTTATCGTTGACACAACAACAGTGTTTCAAGTGTCAAGCAATGTTGGCGAGATTACGCTTGCCACGCTTTCTGCATCACCTCTTATCAGCTTGGCGTTGACATATAAGACATCTGGTACGCAGTTGGATGTTGTGATCGATTATGCAGGTATTGACAATGTTCCTGCCATTGGTTCGCCGTGGGCTGGAACGTCTAACGTTGTGCTCAACGGTAAAAAGTACACTGTGCGAAGTTTCAACATCACAACCACCCCGCTTGCCCCAGCGTATTTTGCAGCAGGGTCTATTCCGACGGGTTCGACTTTCTATGTAAGCAACTTCAATGGCCATGTTCCTGTTACAGGTGAATGTTTGATGTTGTTGGGTCGTGATCCGTATGCAACCGTTGATAGAGTGCTGGACCGGTACATTGACGTATCCCAAATCAACACCGCCACCCCTGAAACATTTTACACATCTGGCAAGGGGTACACAGTTCCTACGCTGATTAAGCAGACATACCCGCTTATTTTAGTTGTGTAACATTGGCTTCTACGGTATATTGATCTCCTATGGGAGAAAACATGCAAAATAACAACAATAAACAACGCTTGCTGGTGGAGTATATGATATCTTCACCTGACACGTTTGCAAGATGCAAATCGATTGTCAAATCAGAATACTTTGATCCAGAATATCGTAAGTCGGTGGATTTCTTACACACGTACTACGACAAATATAGTGCTGTTCCGTCACCTGCACAGATTGATGCTGAAACGGGCGTCCAACTTAAACACCAACCAATTTCACGTGCTGACATCAAGTACTGCACAGATGAAATTGAAGTATTCTGCCGTAGGCGAGCTGTTCAACAAGCTGTACTCACTGCACCTAAAATGATTGCAGAGGGTGATTATGGTGGGGTAGAACGAATGATCAAGGACGCTGTCTCTATATCTCTGAACAGAGATATGGGGTTGTCGTACTTTAACGATCCACTTGGTCGTCTTGAAGAGATGACAAAAACTTCACCACGTATTCCAACACTTGGTCATGAGTTTGACGAATTGATGGGCGGCGGGCTGGCTCGCAAAGAAATCCTTATGTTGTCGGCGAATTCTGGTGGTGGTAAGTCAATTTGCCTTGCAAATTTAGCACTTAACTGGCTATCAACGCCGAAATCACCCACTGACAGTCGTAAACTCGACGTATTGTACATTTCTCTGGAACTATCAGAAGAGATGATTGGTCAACGATTTGACACGATGTACACGGGAATTTCAACTGTACGTTGGCGTGACAATTACCGTGAAATAGCAGGAACACTCGAAGATATTGCACCACATGTAGGTCGAATGACCATTAAGCACATGCCCTCGGGGACAAACGCTAATACTATTCGTGCGTACTTGAAAGAGTTTGAACTCGTAAACGGGTATATCCCGGATTGTTTGATTCTTGATTATCTGGATCTCGGAGGTCCTAACGAGCATGTATCTGCTGATAATATCTCCGAAAAGGACAAACGAGCGGCAGAGCAATTCCGTGATATTTTGTTTGAGTACGACATGTATGGTGCGACTGCTTCCCAGCAAAATCGTTCAGCCATTGAAGCACAAGAGCTGAACCATAGCCACATTGCTGGTGGATTGACAAAAATCAACACAGTAGACTGGTACATCTCTATCATCATGACCCCAACGATGAAAGCTGCTGGTGAAATTGGCTTTGCATTTTTGAAGACTCGCAGTAGTGATGGTGTTGGTAAGATCGTATACATGAAATGGGACAACGGAGCTCTACGGATTCGAAGCTATCCAAAAGATGAAGACATTGACGATGACGGTGTCATTACCAACAAAATGGCAAAGTTCAAAGAAGGTAGTCCCCCCAAACGTAAGTCGCTACTTGATAGTTTTGACATCGGTTCACCACAATAAATAACTCAATAACCATCCTCAGAAGGAACCCCAAATGAAAATTCAACCTACTCTTACCGTAAATGTCGATGAATCCACGTTTCAAGTGGACAGAATGAGCCCAGAAGTTCAGCAAATGATTGCTTACTTCGATGATTGGCGTCAAAAGGAGGCTGATGCAACGTCCGAGCTGCTGATGATTCGCGGTGCTTTGAAGGACATTCAAGCAACCCTCCTGGAAACAATTCAGAAGGACCGTGCTGATGCGTTGAAAAAAGCCGAAGCACTCGGTATAATTCCTGCATCTACGGAAACACCCGCAGTTACCCCTGAGGAATAACGATATGAAACTGAATGAATCTGAAATTACTTCAATTGTGTACGAAAAAGACAGTGGTGAACAGTCGGCGCGGGTAATCATCCCTACCTCTGTTCCCAAAGACCTAATTCGTGCTCTTGATGTTTCAGAGCTTGAACCAGCAGAGCGTCAAGACTTGCTAAATCTGTACACAGAGTACAAGCAGTACACGGCAGCTTTCCTGGAAAACATGTTCAACTTTGAAACATGGGTCGATCATACCCACAATCGAACAGTGAAACCTAAGTGGCGAGCATTTAAGGTCGCTGGATTGCGATAACCGAATCAAGGGCCCTAACCAGGCCCTTTTCCTTTGCTGTTCCATAAATACCGTGACAAACTATGTCACCGCAAGGGAACAGACTTCATGAAACTAATCAAACAACTAAATGACAACGCAAAGCGTACTATCGTAGCAGAAGATGCTGGTGGTGCAGTTGGTGGCGGTGACATAGCAGGGGCAGGTATGGCTATGCCTCTTTTCTCACGTCTGGTACAACGTGGCAAGCCTACGAAAAAGACCGCAATTGTAAAATCTCCTGTGTTTGTTGCTAAGAAGCCAGGCCTTGGGTTAGCAGAAGCGTTCAAAACTCTTTCAGAGTTTGAAGGCGACGAACCAGCTGCTGGTGAGCAAAAACAACAAGATAACTTTGACTCATCAGAAGTGATTTCTAAGCTCAAAGGACTTGAACAAAAGGAAAAAATTGACCAACGTGATACTGTCACGTTTGGATTAGAGGACGATGACAGCAATCTCGTACGCGTCACCGTTCGTTCGGAACAAGCAGAAGATTTTGAAAAAGCACTGCAATCGTTGATGTCAGCTCGTGAAGACGAGAACGATGAAATCCCTGAAATTGCAGAAGTGTTGTTCAAGCTGAAAGATCAGTTCGATATTGTTGACGTTCAATGGCCTGAGGTTGTTGAGGACGAAGAGGAGGTTAATGACCTTCAAGGCGGTGGACCGGAGGGTGCTGATGGAATGGATCCAAACGCTGCTGGTGATGAACTGGATCAACCTGATGAAATGGGTGGAATGGATGCGCCACCAGCAGGTGGTGATACTGGTCAAGTTACTGACTTGCTTACACAAGTGATTGATATGATGAAGGCTGACGCCGAGGCTCGCAAAGCAGAAGCACGTGCGCGTGAAGCAGAGGCAAAGACCAAAGAAGCTGACGCGTTGGTTGCTCAATCAATGTCACGTGTTAAGCAAGAAGAACAATATCTGGACATGGATAGCTACAACAAGGCAAAGAAGGATGAAGACAAAGAAGCAAAGCGTCTTGCCCAATTAGCAAAGTGGAAGCATGACATGGGTCGTGATCAAGGTAATGACGGCCGTGAGATGGATACTGAACCAGCTGACGCACCATTGGTTCCGAACCCAGATGAAATGGGAATGGAACAAGAAGAACGATCATATCGTCGTCCTGCCCCTGTTCGCGCCCAGCCGCCCCAGCGCGCCCAGCCGCCCCAGCGCGCCCGTACAGTTCGAGGCCGTGTCGCCCCACATGATATTGCGCAGTTCATCATTGGTAGGGTGAAATAATATGTCAACGTTGTCTTTTAAGCAGTATCTGTCTATTATGACAGAAGATACTCAGCAGGATGTTAACAAGCTAATGTCTGACATTTCATTGATTGACACACAAGTTAATCAACGCACGCAACCGCTTCTTCTTCGCAAAGCTCAACTGCAAAAGCTGCTTGCAATCAAGCAAAAAATGGCACAAGCAGAAGAGAAAAAGAATGGTGGAATGCAAGCACCGAACGGTCAGCAACAGGGCCAGCCTTCAAACCAGACAACCACACCGGGTGGTACAGGTTCGGCAACCCCTGGCGGAGCACCTGCGCTAACAAGATAACGCGTGTTCACACATTTAACCACAATCAGCCCCATAGAATTAAAGACCGTCGAAGGACCCAAAGGTCGATTCTATATTACACCCGAGGGTAACAAATACCCATCAATCACAACCATTCTTGGAGCCGGTGATAAACTATGGCTCCAAGAATGGAGAATGAGCATGGGGTTTGAAAAAGCTGACAAAGAAATGAAGCGTGCCGCCGATAGAGGTACCGCAGTTCATTCAATGGTTGAGAAGCATCTTGACAACGATCCCACACCGACAGCCGGCCACAATCACGAACACATTCCTGGGTTCAATCAATTGCGCCTTCCGTTGCGGAAGGTGGACAATATCCTAACACAAGAGAGCGCGCTTTGGAGCGACACGCTACGGTGTGCAGGTAGAGTGGATTGCGTGGGAGAATACAAGGGTAAGTTGGCAATCATTGATTTCAAGACGTCAACAAACAATAAGACAGAAGCAATGGTGCAAGATTACTACTTGCAGACAACTGCGTATGCACTGATGTTCCAGGAACGATACGGCATTCAGATTGATCATTTGGTCATTCTTATGAGCGTTGAACGTGGAGCTGTTCCGCTGGTATTTCAACAACCAATTGAGCCATATATTGAGCCGCTCCTTTTGCGTATAAATACGTATCACACTACGTACGGAGTTAAGTCATGAATGATCCAAAAATTGAAACAGGTGATACCAGTGCCATGGTAGGTAATACTGTGAAGGTTGAGTTTGTTACATTTGGCAATCGATCAGTTGATGGGAAGGTTGACACAGGTGCTACCACTTCATCGCTCCACGCAACAGACATCAAAGTGAACCAACAACAACGAACAGTATCGTTTCATAGCCCTTCACTGTCAGACAATATTGTTACACTTGATTTAGCTGGTGTTCAAGAGGTGCATTCAGCTGATAATGGCGGCGAACCTCGTCCTATGGTATCACTCGATGTCGCAATTGACGGCAAGCCTATCAATGGGGCGACGTTCAATCTGAACGATCGTAGCAAGATGGATACGCAGATCTTGATTGGTCAAAATATCTTGAAAGCTGGTGGATTTGTGATCGATCCAAACAAAGACGGGGAAGCAGCTGACCATAATCCAAATGATGCAGCTCACCAAGCAACAGCCGAACCTCGTATCAGAAACGAAGCAGCAATTTTGGAAGCAATGGAACTACTGGCAGAAGCCGACATATCATTTAGCGATCTATTGAAATACCTACAAACTGCTGCTATCAACCGTATCAAAGAGTAATATTGTGTCTATAAAATCACCTTTCTATGTCGTAGAGGAATTCATATCACCAATGATGTGTGAGGATCTTGTTGATTCGTGTGAATTTAACGATCCCAACCGTGATATAGAAGGCAAAGCGGTCAAAACAGTAAAGACATGTGAATCCGGAGAACAAATGTTGTTTGAACGGTTGCAGATGCTTATACCGGAATTGCAAACGCACTATCAGTTGAAATACAAAGGAACTGAGCGAATGTCGTTTGAGTGGTTTCCTGAAAATAGCGTAGGACAATTCATGTGTGAAAATAGTGAATACTTACGCAGCAAGTGGTTACGTACTCGTAACCGAGATTTAACGGCAATTTTGTTCCTGAGTGATTATCAGGAACAAACTCCGTTTGAACAAGAGTTTGAAGTATATGGTGGTAAGCTCGAATTCGTTCAACACAAGTTTGGGTTCAATCCGCAACGAGGCACTTTGGTGATATTTCCCAGTGACCCTCACTTCATAAACATCACTACAACGGTGATGGCTGGTGATCTGTATCAGGTCCGCATCCAACTTGCGGCACAGACACCATATCTGTATAATCCCCAGGATTTCCTGGGCAACTATACTACATGGTTTACGCCGTTGCTTCAAGCTAACGGTTGATTTAACCAGAATTTTAACGTATAGTGCTTCTGTGTGATTGAGTTCACATGGAGGCCTATTAACTGACGAAAAGGAAACATGATGAAGCAAAATCATCTATTCACCAACGTCACTGCAATGCTTACATTGTTTGTGGTGGTTCTTGTTGGCGGCACAGCCGCTGGCACGGGACATGTCCAATTTACTGATCCATCGTGGCGAATCAAAGATCAGCCATTTGAAACACGGGAACACGAGACACAGATACTCACTTCTACGGATGTTGGTATCTTTTCCAGTAGTTCTGCGGAAAATATGAAGAAAGTGTTCTTGGTAGGAAGAGAGGTCGGCAATCCTGAAACGATGCAGGCTATTCTACTGCAAGAGACAAACGGAGGTGTTGGCCATGCAATTGGAAATAAGGCATCGCCTGTTGGCAAGCGTTCTTATGGACTAATGCAAATTCAAGTCGTTGCTGCTCGGTCAATTCTTCAACGAACCCCCACGGTGTTTAAGAAGTACTTCCCCGATCGAACATATGATTCCGTTGCAGACGAAGAAATCATTGCTTTGCTGTTAACCAACGACGAAGCCAATATTCGAATTGCGGCTTACCACTTCAAACTGTACCTCCAACTTTGTGGAGGTGATTGGGACCGCGCTGTCGCGGCCTATAATGCAGGAATTGGTGGTGTCAATGGTATCCCTCAGCCATCTGAATTCGGATATGTCGTTGGCGTTAAGGCAAAGCTTGACAGTGCCGTTCGGCCGTTCAACCGTAAAAACAACTTACAGTTGACACAACGATTCTAACAACGTAATATTACACATCACAGCCACATAAGGAGAACAATATGGCGAAGTTCGCAAAGAAAGAAAAAACCCCGAAGGAAAGCAAGGGCAACATCATGGCTGATCCAGAAATTCGCAAGAAGTTCAAATCAGCACTTGCAACAGTTACGCATTACTTCCAACAAGCTGACGATGCGAAAGAGGGGGCCTCAGAAACAGTTGCTGACCTCGCAGCTGAATATGGTGTGGACAAGAAGCTGGTTCGTAAGCTCGCTGTTGTTATGTACAAGCACAATTACGGTTCTCTCCAAGAAGAAAATCGTCACTTTGAGACGTTGTATGAAACAGTCATTGAAGGAAAGCTTCGTGACCCCGATAGTGGATCATCCGATCCATTGGATGCTGATGACGCAGAGTAACGCAAAGACCGGCAGATGCCGGTCTTTTACCCTTTGAAGGTAAGTAGTAGATGAGCTATATCTCAGCTGTAAAGAAAGATGACAAGGTCATCGTATGGGAACGTACGGAGACGGGGGATCGTATTGTCAAGGACTACAAGGCTCCATACTACTTTTACTATGACGACGAAGGTGGTGAGTATACCACAATCTTTGACACAAAAGTATCCAAAGTTGAGTTCACATCTGGGTTTAAGCTGAGTGCTGCAAAGAAAGACTTCGAGGCTCGTAAAATCCGGACGTGGGAAAGCGATATTCCAGCAGAAATTCGCCTGTTGTCCAACAAATATTACGGCAAGCCTGCACCAAAGTTAAACATCACATTGTTCGACATTGAGGTGGATTATGATCCAGAGATGGGCATTACAGTCCAAGATATGGTTGCGATCAATCCATATGCTCCAATCAATTCCGTTTCACTTATTCACTGCTGGAAAAAGGAAATCGTTGTCATTGTGGTTCCACCTGAACCCGGCTGGGATGAAGTGCGGCTGTCAGAAGCTGTTATAGCTTCTGCTCCTGATGCTCCACTCGTTACTGACCTAACAATTCGATACATTGTGTGCGAAACCGAGCGTGAACTGTTGTTGAATTTGATCCTTGAAATTGAAGACAGTGATGTGGTTGGAGGATGGAACAGCGACTTCTTTGACTGGCCATATGTAGCTCAACGAGTCATTCGAGTATTGGATGAAGAAGTAGTCACTCTGGAAACGATGGAGACAATCAACGAGTACAATGGAAAGTTGAATGTTGTGTACGTGGAGAATCCCAATCCAGCAATACAAAAAGCTGGCCGGTTCCGCTGGCTCAAACGCCTTGACTTCCCACAGTATGGAATGCCTACGTTTCGACCAGTTGCTAATGCAACAACAGGTAAGTTGATGGGGAATACCATTGACCTTGTCGGCCGCATTCGTGCTGACTACATGAACTTGATCAAGAAGTATGAGCCAGGTGAAAAACCCTCGTACAAGCTGTCTGCTATATCAGCGGATATTCTTGTAGACGATAAGACAAAGAAACCACTTCTTCCAAAGTTGGAATATGAAGGCAGCCTTGCCGACCAATATAGACAGAATTTCCCATTCTTCGTCCGATACAATATTCGGGATACGGAGATATTGTGGGGGTTTGAGAAAAAGCTTGGATATGTTGAGGTTGCGAATCAGAATTACCACTTGTCTACTGGCCTATTCACACACGTTCTCGGCACGTTGAAGCTTGCTGAATTAGCCCTTGTAAACTTTTGTCATCATGAGTTACACCGCGTAGTTAAAAACGTGACAGCTCCTGAAATCGATCGCGCAATTGATGGCGCATTGGTATTGCTTCCACAAATTGGGATGCATGAGAACTTTGGGTCTATTGACATCAATTCACTGTATCCGTCTGCCATTCGATCATTGAATATCTCTCCTGAAACTATTCGAGGTCAATTCACAAGAGATGTGAAAGACGCAGCTGAAATTGCTGCGAATAGCGTTGCTCGACTTACGATGGTTATGGAAGGTACAAAGCAGGAAGTCACAAAAACCGCTGATGAATGGAGAGAGTACTTCATTGAGCGAAAGTGGGCTATATCTGGATATGGCACTGTGTTTGATCAAACCAAACAAGGGTTCATCCCAGCATTGCTTGGCGAATGGTACGCACTGCGAAAGAAATATCAAGCAATGAAAGGTCAGGCTGCTGACGCTGGTGATTACCAGACGGCTGGCTACTATGATCGACTGCAATATGTGTACAAGATCAAGCTTAACAGCTTGTATGGTGCATTGACAAACTTGTATTTTCGCTTCTATGATTTGCGAATGGGTGAATCAACAACGGGCACTGGTCGAGTAATTCTTCGTCATCAGTGTCGTATGGTGTCAAAAACTTTGGAAGGAACGTACGACGTAAACTTCCCCCTCTACGACACAATGAAGAGTGCAGTTGATGCAGGGTATACCGAAGACGAAGCAAGGCCTATTGTTCTTGATGGGCCCGTGTTCAATGGTAAGTTCCAATCTGATGCTGTAATTTACGGGGATACGGACTCAACGTATTTTAAGACATACTCTGATAGTTCAGCCGAAGCAATTATGATTGCTGATGCTGTTGCAGCTAAGGTTAACGAATCATATCCTACGTTCATGCGCAATACCTTCTTGTGCACAACTGGATACGACAATATCATCAAGGCTGGTCGAGAAATTGTGTCTGATCGTGGAAT